ATATTCCCAATTATATTCAGACCAAGTAGATTTTAAACATTCTGTTGATTCTACTACACCTCCATCTGCTTCAACTCTTTCAATGTATCTTTTTGCTAATAATGAAATAAATACATTATTTAACTGATTGACTTGTATTTTTAAACCTAATCCAATCATATTTTTTTTATCTTAAATATGCAACCAAATTACCACTAACAACGTTTAAATTGTCAAAATTTCCATAAATAACTGTTCCCGCACCAATAGGCAATGAACTTATTGAAGTATCACCCCCAACGATATTAATATCGCAGCTAATTACTGAAGATTCTATTGCTTGAATAGCACAAAAGTTTTCACCTACAACCGAAGTTGAACCATTAGCCAAAACCCTTAAACCTTTATCACCAAATGATAATTTTTGAAACTCGCTTGCACTATATAAATTTGAACTCATAATAAATTTTTATTTATCACAAAAATACAAAAATATATGCAATTGAAAATTGAATCTAAATTGTAAGTAAATATTTTACTTTTTCCAACTTTTGACAATTTTTTCAGCAGAACGAGCGCCAAAATAACCGCCATAAACCAAAAGCAATAATGAACTTAATAAATCAATCCACTTTTCGCTGATTTTAAAGCCTTCTAAAGAACTGTCAAGTATTATGTAAATAAATAGGGTTAAAGTTAAAAACGCAAGCGTTAAAGGCCTTATATTTTGCGTTAAAAAGCTATCTGTATTATTATCGGATTCCCAACGTTTAGAAACTTCATTCATTTCCAACATATCCATTTCCAATTCCTTCAATAAAAGTTCTTTATCTTTTGGATTAATACCATCATCGTTTTTAATTTTATTAGCCAACGATTCTAATGATTTAATCCCGGAAATATTACCGGCAATTGTAAGAATTTCAGGCGCAACGTTTTTTCCTTGTTTAACCAACCAACGCAATGCATCGCCAATTCGTGTTGTTCCTTTTTTATCTTTATAATCGCCCATAATTATTTTTTTAAACCCCAACGGGCCTTGTTTCCTCTTATATCAACGTGAGTAAATGAATTATATCGGCCCAATCCTCCCATTTTAAATAAATTCTTTTCCATTAATTCACTAACAAGATCCGCAACTTCTTTTGGCGCTATTCCTGGAATTTGTAAATCTGCCGCTTTACCTACTAAATGTTGCGAGTTTTTAACGCCGTTAACACTATTATTTTTTGATTCACAACGGAATGCATTTGTTATTTTAATAGGCATATTTAAAACATCCCTTAAAACTTGTAAATTATCAGCTAATTCAATAATATTTGATTTTACATCTTCAGGCATTTTGCATCCGCAATTGCATTCAAATTCAGACATTGAAAAATTACAAGTTAATTTCATTTATTTTTCTTTTTATTTTAACTTTTTATTTTTGTATGATTCAATTATTTTTTGAAAAGTATATATAATAGAAGCAATTAAAAGTATTATTTTCAAACCGTTTTCGACCGCAGTAAAGCTGATTCCAAAAGTTAAGGCATTTATAAAGGCTAATTTCAAATCGTTATTGGTCATTATATTATTTTTATTTCTTATTTACATTGCATCATAAAATAAATCAGAAGGAATGCACCCTAATGATTCAAGAACGCCCCCGTCAAAAGCAATCCTATTTGTGTAACCTTCTATGTAATTGATTTGTTCAATTTTATTTGATATTTCAATGATAGCTCTAAAATAGGTGTAATCACTTAAATCATCCTGAAGATATTTAACGCCTTCATTTACAGACGTAAACACTTTAAAACCGTTTAAACTTAAATCAACATAACCGCTTGAACGCGTTCTAATCAAATTCAAACATTGCGAAACCATTAAATTAACATCTAATTCACCGCCATCATCTGAATAAAATCTTGTAATACATTCAATTCTCGTTGTGGTTTCTGTAATAAATGAAGTTTGGTTTTCATCTATTTCATTAGTTGAAACGCCATAAACCCGAATCATTGGATAAACTGCATCGGTTGGAATTCTACTGTAAACCGGCACAATTGAACCGTTTAAAGTAATTGCATCGGTTAATTTTGCAATAATTCCGCGCCTTAATAAATGAATTGCTTCTAACATATATATTATTTTATTGCTTTGTTTAATTCGTTATTTAATCGAACTAATAAATTTTTTAAACCAACACGCGCAGAACTAAAAAAGAAAGGCCTTGGCGGTAAATTAACATTTTTTAATCCCTTGCCTCTAAATTGCTCTGCATAACTTGCGGGAATTCCAAGTTCCAGCATATCGTCCAATTTAACCATTCCACCCGTTCCAAACTCAACATAAGGAGCATAATGCGCGCCCGCTATAACTTCAACGGTTTTTCCTTTTAACTCGGTTCTAATTGATTGCCTCAATGTTCCTCCGCTTTCTTTTGCAACGGGCGCATTTTGTTTTGCTTTTCTTGCAATATCAAATGCCGTTTTGCCTAACTCATTAGATAAAGTTTTTTTATCAAAAGCGCGTAAATTATTCAACTTTGATTTAAGTTTTGCCAAATCCGATTGATTAATTTTTACGCTCATTTATTGTGATTTTGTCGCGGTTAACTTTGTCAAAAAGTCTAATTCAGAATCAAACTTTTCGTTAATTCTGTAATTTTGAGAACCATTACCAACAATAAAAATATCGCCTATTATAATTAAATCGGCGGTTTTCTTACGCATTAAAATTTCAATCTTTGTTTCGTGTTCACGTTTGCCAAAATTGTCGCTTATTTCGCCGCTAATTTGCTTTAAATCGCACCAAACAGACGCAACGTCCGACAAAGTAGAATTGAAACCGCCAAAACCATCATCGGTTTTAACTAATCTTTTAATTGTAATCTTTGAATTTAGTTTTCCGCTTTGCATTTTATAGAAACATTGCTTTATATGATGTTAATATTGTTTTTGATGATGTTGGAATTTCTGAAATTTCTTTTGAACTTCCTGAATCAAAATCGGCGCGGTTATCATAATACGTTGAAATCAATTGCAACATCGCTTGTTTTATTAACAAATCATTTATTCCCGCCGTTATATATGTAATTTTAACACGTTCGGCCGAACCACCGTCCAATTCAATAGTTTCATTGTCCAAACCTAAAATTTCATAATCATTTGTAATAATTCCATTTACTGTAATTTCAACAATACTTGAAACCGGGCCAAATGGTAAATCAAAAATTCCATTTGTAGAATCTAAATAGTAAGTTCTATTTTTAGAAACAATATCGCGAGAAATATAGTTTTCAGACCAAATTCGCGCTTGGGAAATCATTGCCGTAATTATATTATCATCCGCATCCGTATCAATTCGAACAAAATCTTTTACAGATTGGCCGGTTAATATTTCATTCCCAATTGTTGAATTTATTTTAATTTGTCGCATCTTATTTGATTTCTATATTTTCAACTTTTAATTCCTTTGTTTCGAATTTCGCTTTATTTACCTTTTTAGATATTTTAACGGCCAAACCTTTTTGGATCCAAACTTTTGCAATATTTTCAGGCAAATTTATTTTATCGCCTTCATTATATCGTTTTCCGTTTCGTAAAATTGATTGTTTAATTTTTATATTCATAATATAAATTTTTGTAAAGATAAAAAAAAAGTACCACTAAATAAATAGCGGCACTTTTAAACAAAAACAAATATGTAAAACATTACAAGACTGCAAAGTTATTGAATTTTTTTAAATGTTTCCCTTTTTTTTCTAAAACAATTGAAGTTCTTTTAACATCATTTTTAAAAATATAAAATCCGTTATGGCTTTCAATCCATACGGCGAAATAATCAACCTCATCAATTGGATACGATTTTTTTTTTGTATTCCTTAAAAAACATCTTACTTTATCACCTTTTCCTGACGCTGATTTTATTTGAATCTTTTTAAGACCGTTTTTTGAATCAGTGATGCAATCATAAGGCGATGAATGTAAAAGAGGAAATGAAACGTTTATATTGTGTTTCATTGCCATAATTGCAAATTTATATTCAGCAATACATCCTATTGAATTAAAATCCATTTCGTAAACATACAAAAAAAACCGCCTTCAATAAAGAAAACGGCTAACTAACAAAACAAAGTAATAATTAATTTTTAAAAAACATCTTCTTTTTTACTAAAAAATATTGTTAAACCTAAAACGCAAAGAAATATTCCGGCCCATAAATCCCAAAAAATCAAAAGTTGTCTAATTCCAAAAAACATAAATAACACAAATAAAATAATCTTAATTCTTTTTTCCATAATATTATAAATTATCGTTTCGCCAACATTTTGCAGAACAAAAGCCGGGTTCATCTATTGGTTTGTCGCAAACATTGCAAGTAAATTCTTTGTCATCTACCGGGTTATAATCATCAAAATAACTCATAATTATATTTTATATTTCATTTCGTTTTCTAAATAATACAATTCGCGTTCTAAATAATCAATAGCCTTTTCAAGATCTTGAATTTCATTTTCTTTTTTTCCGGCACGACAAACGTATTTTATAACATTGCCTAAATTAAAGTTTAGTTCATAATGCTTTATTACGTCTATTAAATCGTAATCTGTTCCACTTTCGTAATGTTTTGGTGTATTGCTCATAATATAATTTTAAGGTTCTTAAAACGCTTCTTTTTAGCCTTTTAAATAATGTTTTATTTTGTATTTCTTTTAATTGCGCTAAACTATGAATAAAAATTCTTTTTCTTTTATGAATTATATATAATTTAGTTGAATCTTTTTTCATAATCCTGTTTTTAAAGTGCCTAACAACGTGTATAAAAAATACTTAATTCTGTTTTTAACTTTAAATTTTTTCATTGTTTATTTATTTTAATTATTAATTCAATTTTACTGTTTATTTACTCGTACATTTCATACACCGTAAAGTTAGCCACAATTAGAGGGTTTTCAAATACTCT